CTTTTCCTTCGTGGTGTTGTTGTCTCCTGTTTTTCCGGCCCCGTGAATCGGTGCCAAAAGTGATTTCGGTGTGCGGCTATAGCGGTCGGCGCGAACGCTGGCCTTGGGCTTTGGACCGTCGGCGATCTCGGTGGCGAAACCAGAGGCCTTCGCCTCTTCGCCTGTCATCCACGTCTCCGCGTCCATCATCTCGCGGATCTCCTTGTCCTCCTTTGAGGATGAAACGCGGTAGATGCTGGCAAGCGTGCCAGTGATCTTGTCCAAGAGGTCAGCTTGCTGGCGCATCTCGTCTGACCCGCCCATGGCGAACGACCACGGGTTATGGATCATGAGGTAGGCCGCGGAGGACATTTTGCGCACCTTTCCGGCCGCGAAGATTATCGATGCGGCGGAAGCCGCGATTCCGTCCACAACCGTCTCAACATCCGGAATGCGGGACAGGTAACTGTGGATGGCGATGGCATCGAACACGTCACCGCCAAGGCTGTTGATGCGGACGAGAATCTTGCCAGACAACGCCTGCAAATCACGTACAAAGCTGGACGCAGTTACGCCCCAAGCGCCGATGTCCTCATAAACGAAGACCTCGTTGACGCCATCAGCGGTCGCGGCGGCTTTGATGTTGTACCAGTTATTCACGTGGAGCGGGTCGTTGAGGTCTTGCGGGAGGGTCTTCTTGCTGGTCGCCTTGGCCGTTTGCGTCCTGATTTTGGAACGCTCCGGAAGGGTTCATCACCCACTCAAGGGGCACGCCAGCGGCGTCAGCCTCCGCCTTTGCGAGCGTGTAATCAGCGATGCGCCGTTTCACATGGTCGCGGAAGTCTATGCCGTCCTCGGACAGGATTTCGGAATATGCACGGATGCCGACGGAAACGTCCTCGCGGCGGTTCTGGCTGTCGCGGCCAATGTCCACGCTGTACTTTGCGGGCATCGAAATCTCCCAGTTGAACCAGTCAGGGGAGAACGGGATTGCGCCTTGCGCCATGTAGACCGCAACAGCCCAAAGCGCGATCTGCATTGCCGGCTGATACATGACGGCCTGCCGGTTCTCGATGGAGCGTTGAACCTGCCCAACCATGGAGCGAATGCCAGCGCCGCCGATGTCCGCAGAGTTCCACACAAACTCGTACGGCAAGTCCATTCCAGCGAACGCCCCGCGGGTGATGTAGTCGATGAAGCCTTGCCACGCCGGTCCAGGGCGGTTGCTGCTGTGCGCGGAAATGTCCCCGTTCGACTTGATGTATCGAATCAGGCCCTTCTCGAACATCTGCGTTTGGAGCCCTTGGCGACCCGCTGCAAGCCCGCCGCCAGCACCTACAGCCTCGCGCCCGATCTCACGCCGGCCGGTCTCGTTCTTCTCAACGATGGCAATGGCGGAGTTCGCCTTTACGGCGATCTTCTCAGCCTCGCGGGTTTCCCCAATGTCGTACCAGTCGAGAATTGCGGAGATGATCGATGGAATGCCGCGGCTTTGGCTGAACCAATGCGGGTCTTGGAAAGAGACGACGGAGGAGGCTGGAATGATGTTCCAAGTTGCCTCTTCGCCGATCCTTAAATTGCCATCCGTCAGGTTGTACCCGACTGGGCGCATGTACTCGTCGTAGACAACCCCTGAAAGGATCGTCATGCCGGCATAACCATGCGTGCCTTTGGCTTCCGGAACCGTGGTGGAGTTTACGCCATATCCCACCCAAGGCGTACCGATCCTGTGGCCCTCAAGCCACTGGATGCGCGGGGAACCCTCCTCGGTGCGCGTAAGAACTGCAAAGCAGTCCCCGTCCCGATCAATGGCAATGGAGGCGTTGCGAAGCCCTAGGCGCCAATCGTGAACGCCTCCACGAATGTCGCAAAGGCGCGTCCATCGCTCCATCAAAGGCTGCGCAACGCGTCGGAAAGCCTCGTTTTTCCCGGTGTATATCAGCGCCCAAGACCAACCGATGGCATAGTCCGCCTTCCTGCTGATTGCTCCAGAGACTGAGCCGTTTCCGCCGTAGATGTAGCGGGCATCTGAAATCATCGCCACGTGCCGCGCCTGCGGAAGCATGGCCCACACGTCGCGGTCCAGATTCGGACGCCACCCGCGGAGATTGGTGTCGGCTGGAGAAGGGTACAGGCTGTTCGACGAGGTGAACGAATACCCAAGGTTCGAGGCTCCGTTTGACGAAGCCTGCGGAAGCCTGTTTCTTAGGGTTTTGCGCCTGCTCATGTGAAGCGCACCCTGCTTTCTGACGGCAGCGCAACCGTCTCGTCGTCTACTTGGGAAAGCGCGTCTTGGATCTCTGCCTGCCACTGGGCAAGGCTCATTCCTCCGCCAGGGCCGTAGGAGAAGGATTTCCCGTTGACCGATGCAGCAACCACATTGCGAGGACCGCCAACCAGCTTCTTGACCTCCGCCTTGTAGCGCGACAATTCGGCATTCATCTCATCGAGAGAGAAGCCGAAGTAAACGCCATGTTGTACGGTATCGCTGGCCACTTGCGGCGGCTATTTGAGACCGCCAGCGAATCCGTCAACGCTTTTCTTCCACCTCTGAAACCTCCTCTCCCACAATCAGGCCAGCCATTGAGGCGCAAACTATCTGCATGGTCTCGCAGTCGAAGTAATGGTTGTCCGGTTGCAACCGCTTCCACTTGTATTCGTACGTGTGACCATCGGATCCGAAGGTTTTCACCTTTGCCTCAGCCAACATCTGGGACTTGTACTCGTCCCCGCAGTCCTGCGATGCGGTCCACATCGGAATCCCGTCCGCGCCAATTTGCGCACGAAGGATTTCCATTCGGTCCTTTGCAGCGTCGGCAACGAAGTAGAATTGCAGTACGCGCTTCCCAGCCTCCTCTGCCCTGCTCGTGCCGCTGAAAGGGTCAATCATTCGACCCTCGTCGTAGATTCGATGGATGCCGTCAGAGTGTTTGAAGGCGTTCCGCTTGTATGAGTAGAAGGCGTGAAACCCATGCTCAGAGCATATGCGAGGCACGAGACCGCCAGTGCTGTATTTGGAGTCCAGGAATACGCGGGATTCGCACAACTTCACCCATTGGCCGCTTGGCGTGCGCTGCTCGTACCATTCGTTGCGGAGGACTCCGTGCCTGTCTGCGAACGCGGCGATTTCATGAGGCGTCAACAGCTTCGACCTGTCCACAAGGCGAGACGATCCACCGACAGCGTGAGACCGAACAACAGCCCAGAAGTGATTCCGTTGAACGTCCACCGTCATGAAGCGGTAGGGCCGTCCGTTCTCGTCTTTTGCCTCTTGGTCCCAAGGCTCACCCAGCGAATACGGGCCGACCTCGATCTCGCCTGTGGGCTTGCGCTCCTTCGCCGGATCCCACGCTACGCACATTTTCTTGATCTTGAATTCGCGCACTTGTGATGGGTCTCCTCCCCTCTTTGCGTTCAATGCGCGCAGCCATTCGGCAATCACTTCTTCCCATGGGTCCGTCGAGAGCACGTTGAACCGGAACCCGTGAACGCGCGGCGATGGGTTCAAATTGGTCTGCCTGTAGCCCGCCCCGTCTTCCTCGTTGTTCATCGCCTTCAGGACCTGCGGCGAATACTTCCACCGCTTCTCGCAGCACGGCGTTAAAAGCTCCACGGATGCGGCGGTAGCCTCCACGTTGTAGCGCCCGTCATCTGACGTGACAGCTTCGTAAGGCGTCATCTTGTCGGACAACTCTGGAAGGAAAGGCTTTTTGCAGTCCGGGCATGTCATGTGCCATTCGTGCTTTGTGGATCGCTCCCACAACACGTCCAGTTCATGGCCGGCGTCCGGGGCCGTCGTGGGTATTACCTGCCGACGGTTCCAGCCGTAGCCGTCTCCGCGCATGAAGATTTCAGATATGCAGCGGTGATCATACTGCCACGCCTCGTCCAGGTAGATTTCGGATCCAGAACGGGAATTGCGATGGCTCACCACGTCCGCGCTTAGAAGCTCGATGGGGCCTCCGTGGAATCGAAACAGGAGACCGCGCCCGCGCTTGTCCGGGTCGTCGAACGAAACTGATTGAACCGGCTTTGTCGACTCAAGCAAAGGCTTCAGCTTGGCATCCGACAGGGAACGGGCATCGATCTGGGTCTTGCTGTACCAGAGAGCGCGTCTTGGCTCGATCGACACATTGCGAGCGAGTCGAAGCTGGGCTAGCAGCGTCTTCCCGCGCTGCGGTGGCATCATCAGAATCACGGTTCCACCAAGGGCTGCATCTATTACCTCGGCCGGGATGCGCATCTGTGGGCGGTCCTTGATTCGGAACGGGTCTCCATCAAGGACAATGTGACGCTCCGCAAAGCTGATTGTGCCGCGCCACTTTCTCATTCCACAAACTCCTCGGCCCCGCGCTTGATTGACTCGAAAAGCCACGAAGGCACCCCGTGACCTGCCGGCAGATTGCACGCGTGATCGAACGGGGCAATGAACGCGTCGGAAATCAGGATGTCAGTCACGATTGGATGCATATGGATCGGGTCGGATATGCCTTTGAGGGCGTCGCAAATCTTGGACGCGGCCCGCTGCAATCCGACCGCGGCGTTGTAGGCTAGCGCGTGCGCCAAACGTTCCACCTCTTGACGCGGTACGCTGTCGTCCTCAGTGCGTCCCTGGCGGCGGAGTTGAACCATGGCGTCATTGCGCTGCTTAGCGAGGCTGCCGCGCTGTTCGAGCAGTTCAAGCGCAACGGTGACACCGCCGCCAGCCATGTATTCTTTTGCCAGCGCGTCCGTCTGGGCCAGCATACTGCCGAGGTCGGCAACCTCGTCTTTCAGGTCTCTGTGGATTGGGGCGACCCCGGAGACTGGCGCGGATTTCACCGGGTCGTTCTCATGAATCCAGTCTGCGACAACGCGAGGGTTCACGCGGGAGCCAGCAAAACCGGGAGCGCCTGACGCCTTTGCCCTGCGAATGATGGACTTTTCCACACCCATGATGGCTGATGCTTGGGCGATGCTGCTGCACCACGTAGGCCATGGGTCCGGTGGTTTGTCGGCCGAATTTTTAGCCATGTGTCAAAAGTCGGTAAGAGCTACGCCACA